CATACATGGCAGAAGCGAGCTTTGGCGGGGAAGTCCAGCAACTCGATCCGAACTTGACATTGATTCTCGCCGATACGAACGATTTGCAGACCTGGTGGGCCAATGGGGGCAGGCTCGATTCGCTCATTGATGATATTCTGACCGATACCGGCACGACAATTCCCGGACTCATTGCGGCCATCCCGGCGGCCCCTTCGGCGGCTACGATAGCCGACACGGTTTGGGACGAAGCGATGGCCGATCACACCGGCGAAACCACATTCGGAGGGGAATTGGGAACACTTGACCCGAACATCACTTTGATTCTCGCCGATACTTCAGCCTACGATACCGACGCCGAGCATGCGGCGGCGATCTGGAACGCCCTGATGGCAACATACATGGCAGAAGCGAGCTTTGGCGGGGAAGTCCAGCAACTCGATCCGAACTTGACATTGATTCTCGCCGATACGAACGATTTGCAGACCTGGTGGGCCAATGGGGGCAGGCTCGATTCGCTCATCGATGATATTCTCGAAGATACGAATACTACAATCCCGGCCCAGATCACGGCTTTGGTCATACCGGACCCGGCGGGCACCGCGGCCTCGCTTCACATCATCACGGACGCCCTGATCAACGATCAAAACGATCTGTCCTCGGCCGAGATCGAAGCAGCGGTCGCGGCGGCGCTGGCTGTTTACGATCCGCCCACGAAGGATGAGATGGATATAGCCATCGCGTCCGTCTCGGTTACGGTCGATAACGCGGCGATTGCCGACGCGGTGCACGACGAAGTCGTGGAAGGCACGGTGACACTCCGCCAGGCGTTGAGATTATTTCTATCCGTGATGACGGGTAAGAGCTCGGGCGGCGGAACCACATCGATCACGTTCCGGGATATCAGCGATACGAAGAACCGGCTCAGTGTCACGGTCGATAGCAAGGGCAACCGCACCGCGGTCAATACGAGGGACGGCAACTAAAGGATTTATGATTTTCGATTGCCGATTGAAAACAAAGCAGTGAAATCTGTGAAATCTGTGGCAAGAAATTAACCACGAATGAACACGAATAAACACAACAGAGTTTATAGCAAGGAGTTCATAGTTCATAGACTACGAACTACCAACTATCAACTATCAACTGTTCATGTCTAATGAATTTGACAACATCGCTTTTCCGCAGGGCTTTTGGCCGGAAGGCTTCTGGCCCCAGCGGTTCTGGCCGGCGCCGCTGGGCCGGATCGCCGACTGGATCGCAACGGCGCTCGATGGTCAGAAGGACCCCGATGAGTTGCTGACGCTGCGGATCGTCCGGCCCGGCATCAACGATCAGGCCGATTCGCGTGTTCTCCACGCCGACGTCTTTCTGTGCGGCATCGAGGAAAAGGTCAGGACCGAGACGACGGAACCGAACCGGTTTGTCACGGCGATCTTCAAACTGCACGGCGTCATTCGCAGTCTGCCCGAATTAACATCCGTCGATACGATGCTCAGCCGGATCGCCGAGACGATCCGGCGATTGATCCTGGCCGGCAACGTCGGCGGCCTGGCCTGCGATGGTTTGGCTCTGAACATTGACTGTCCCACGGTCCGGTTCCTGCCGGGTGCGGGATTCGAGACCGCCGAAGTCACGGTCGTAACGAAGTATTGTCTATAAAACAATTTTAACCACGAACGCCGTGGTGAGCAAAGTCGAACTATGAACACGAATAGACACAATAAAGTTCATAGTAAAGAGTTCATGGTTCATCGACGAACTACGAACCGTTTTGCCGGAATCAAAACATGGCCGATCTGACCCGCAGAATTGTTCTGGAACTGCTGGCCCGCAATAAGGCGACCGGCGAGCTCGCGGCGTTTACGCACGGCATTGACGGCGTGTATCGCGGCGTTCGGCGCATGGCGACCGGATTGCTCGCCCTGGCCGGGATTTATGGTGTTAAGCAGGTATTCACTTCTCTCACAGACGCCGCGATGGAGTCGGAAAGTGCTGAGCGGCGAATGGCGGCCGCCCTGCGCATCACCGGGGATGCAACCGACTCGAACGTCGGTCAATTGAAACGCTACGCCGAAGAGCTCCAGAAATTGACCATCTACGGCGACGAGGACATTCTCCAGCAGATGAGCATGGCCAAGTCGATGGGGGCCGGCACTCGGGAGCTCGATCGAATCACGATAGCGGCTATCGGTCTGGCTTCGGCGTATGACAAGGACCTCGGCGAGGCGATGCGGATCGTGACGCTGGCTTCCCAGGGCCAGACGGGCCAACTCAAGCGGATGGGCATCGTCATCGATCAGAATCTCAGTCCCCAGGAGAAATACAATCAACTCCTCGCCCTTGGCGCCAAGGATTTCGATATGGCCGTCGCGGCGACGCAAACGGCCAGCGGCAGTTTGAAGCAGTATCAAAATGCGATGCACGGCACAAAAGCTGCCATCGGGGAAGCCCTGTTGCCTGCGATGGCGACATTCTATCAGACGATGCAGACCTTTCTGGAGCAAAACCAGGAGGATATGAAAGCCTGGGCTGAGGGGACGATCGGTATCTTAACGACCGTGGTCAATGCTTATTTGAAAGCCCAACGGAAATTCGCTGATCTGACCGAACGGGCAGCGGCGCCGGCTCTGATTGAAAAAACGGCGTTCGATCGCTATCTGATACGTTACCCGGAAGAACAGAAGCGACAGGAAGAGCTTCGTCGTAAAACCATGGAGTCATTGGCTCGTGCACCCTTCGGCGCCCCGTCGATGGTAATGCCGAGGATAAAGCCGGCTTATCCGGAAGCGATGGATGAGATCAAAACACAGTTGCGAGGCGAGCAGGAGACGATCTGGAATGAGCGGGAGGCTTTGCAAAAGGAGATGGCGGGCCGGCTCACCACGCTGACGGGCAAATACGAATTGCCGAAAATGGATTTGGAATCGAGCGGGCAGGTGAAAAATTGGGCTGAAGAAGCCGAGAAATCCACAATGGATATCGCGGCGGCATACGCGCGGATGTATAAGGATATCGACTCCAAGTCCGCCGCGAGTTTTCAGGCCCGCGAGCAGCTCATCCAGAACGAATACACCGAATACGATAAAGTCATCAAAGATAAATATGCCCTGGATATGTGGTACCTCGATCAGCAGAAGAAACTATCCATCGAACGGGGTGCGGCGCTCGGCGGGCCCCTCGAAGGCATCGCGGCCGGCATGGATGAGATCGGCCGCAAGACCCTCTCCGTCGGCGAGATGTTCAAACAGGCGACGGAGACCGGCGTCGAGGGTTTCGCCGATGCCCTCAGCCGCGCCATCGTGCGCTCCGAGGATCTCGGCGATGCGCTGCGAGAGCTGGGTCTGGATATCGCCCAGACGATGATGAAACAGGCCATCATCACGGGCATCTCAGGGGGATGGGGAGCGATCTTCGGCGGCGGGGCTCCGGTGGCGCACGCCGGCGGCACGGTGGGGCAGACGAGTTTCCCGACGCGGATGGTGGACCCGGGCGTCTTTGCCCGCGCGCCGCGGCTGCATAATGGTCTGGCGTCCGATGAGTTCCCGGCGATTTTGCAACAAGGCGAGCGGGTGATTTCGCGCAGTCAAGCGTCCGGCGGCTCATCCAGCAATCAGCGGCTCGAATCGCTGATGGGCCAGGTCGTCTCGCTATTGTCTCAGCGGCAGACGATCAATCTCAGCGCTAAAGTGGTCGATTCGCGGGACGTCGTGACGGGTGAGCAGATGGAAGGCCGGCGAGGCGAGAAGTTCGTCATGCGCCACGTGGGAAGAAACAGTTGAAGAATTTAGCCACGAATGAACACGAATTGAGACGAAAAAGTTCATAGCAAACAGTTCATGGTTCATCGATGAACTACGAACTATTAACTAAGGACTAAATAATGGCTTACAAGACAGGATCTGCAGATGGCTATAAAGCGCTCCTCGTGGCGCTCAAGGGTTTTCTTGAAAACGCTAAGATGGCCTATAACTGCGAGGCGGGCGTCGGCAACGTCGGCAATGGCTACGTTTCGGCCGAACGGGCCGGCACGGCCCCGGTCGATGAGACCTGGACCTTGACGGCGACGAGCGCAACCAATTTCACCGTGACGGGTTCCGTCTCAGGGGCCCAGGCGGCGGCAACGGTCGGCGCGGCCTACGATAATGGGATTGTCGCTTTCACGATTGTGGCCGGAACCACCGCCTTCGAGGCGGCCGATGCCTTCACGTTCGACGTGGCCGACGGCCTCGGCGCCACGGAGAAATATACCATCAAGCGATGGAACACCAACTACGACGGAGCCAATGGCTATGAGCTGATCGTCATGGGTCCCGGCACGAGCGGCGCCGATGAGATATATACCGGGATCAATACCGTCTATAGCGCCGGCGACGATTATTATAACTGGCGCGTGGCGGCCATGACGGGTTTTACCGACGTGGCGATGCAATACCAGGCGGGCCTCACTCAGGGCCGGCTTCCGCGATTGCTGTTATGGAACCAGAAGATTCCTTACTGGTTCTCGGCCAATGGCCGACGGTTCATCGTCGTGGCGAAGATATCGACTGTTTATCAATGTCTCTATTTGGGGTTTGCTTTACCTTACGGGCTGCCGACCCAGTTCCCGTATCCGTTGATCGTCGGCGGCAGTGCCTGCCCCGATACGACGGTGGCCAATAATCGCTACAGCTCCACGGCCTACGATCATCGCAGCTTTCCAAGCCCTTACGCGAACGCCGCCGCCGTCTGCACGGGTACGACCTTCGATCAGCAGACGGACTATGCAACATTGAAAGTTCTTCAGGGCACGAGCTGGATCAAAATTTGTAGCAAATACGGCAGCAGTATTCAAAACACAAACGTCGTCTGGCCCTTCAGCTCCTCCGCGTACAATCAATATCAACCGCATCAGTTTTCCAATCTTTTGCGGGAGAATATCGACGCCAGTTATCCCGTTTTCCCGACGGTCGTGATAATCGGCAATCCGGCCAAACACATCATGGGCGAATTACAGGGCGTTTTCGCCGTCCCCGGTTTCGGGGCCATCGCACCGGAGGACACGTTTGCGATCAATGGAGATACGTATATTGCCTTCCCGACCGTTCCGAATCCGGCCCGGGACGAATTTTGGGCATTGAAAGTGGAGTGATCTATGAGCTATTCAACAGGATCCGCGACCGGGCCGAACGATCTGCTCGATAAGATACGGGCATTTCTTTTGGCCGAAGGCTGGGCGGTAAATCTCTTTACCGCTATAGGGGCGGGCTACCGGCTCCACGTGCAAAAGACAGCGGGCGACGCGACGGTGATGTACTTCAATTTCCGTTCGGCCATCTCGGAGACCGGGACCACCTTGATCACCGAAGACAATCTCGCAGGCGCCAATGGGACCGTGACGGGCATTCTGGTCAACGGCTCGACCGGCTACGACGTGGGTCAGGTCTGGCACAAGCAGACCGGCTATCCGAAAAACGCCTCCAATCAATCCTTCGCCTGCTGCATGACGCAGATGTCCGTGACGGCGATCCCGGCCTATTATCTCTTCACCATTGATGACGCCGTTCATATCGTGGTGGAGGTGACGGCGGGCAAGTTCCAGTTCATGTCCTTCGGTCTGCTGGAAAAACAGGGCGCCTACACCGGTGGCCAGTTCTTCACGGCCTCCTGGCCCAGTTGCGACCCCTATAACGATTGGAATTCGGGATGGTACGGTCCTCGCTATTTTACCTTTAACGTCTACGGCGGTCAAAACGGTGCGGTTTATTACGACGCCGATGCGAGCGCAACATGGCGCAGGGCAGATCCGACCTCAGTGCGCCAGATTATCTTTCCCTGTGTGGCGGGTCAAAGTGCCAATCTATGGTATTCCCAAGCCGGCCTGTGCAGCATGTTCTGGGCCTTCGCCCCGAACGCTTACAACGCGATGGCGGCGCAATCGCCGATCTACGTGATCGGCCTGCGGAGCGACAACAACTATAGCCTCCTGGGCTGGCCGGCAGGCGTGCGGTTCCTCAATGTCACCCATTACACGCAGGGGCAGGAGATCGCCTACGGAGGAGAGACGTGGAAGGTCTTTCACGCCGACAGCGGCAACTTCACGCCGTCGAACATGTATTGCGGTTTTGCATTCTTGAAGGTGGTTTGAAATAGTTTTGAATTTTGAGGTTTGAGTTTTGGGTTGACTAAGAACTAAGGACTAAGAACTCAAAACTTTTTCCGAAGGAAAAGAAGTGGCCTCTTATACCGGTATCCTGTCTCCGAGCATCTTTGTCGAGGACGTGCTGCGCTGCTCGGCGACGATCATCGATAACACCGTGGTCAGCCCGGTCGAAATTGGGGCTCTCGAATCGGTCATTCCCCTGGCTGCCGGCGCGAGGGGCGACAATCTGCCGGTCTCGATGAACGCAAGAGGCCTGACCGGCAGGAAGGTCGATAGCTTTCTCGACGACTATTACTATCGTTTTCACGTCGTCGAGGCGACTTTTGAGTATCCAAGCATCGTCGCCGAGATTGAGGAGCAGTTTATCCTCTGGAACGCCTGGTTCGTTCAAAAAAACTGTACGGAGATTGCGGAGGTCGAAGGCGACGAGTTCGAGCTGACCGGCTTGACGGCCCCGTTCGATTTGAACGCCCTGGCCTATACGACCTATACGATCACGATTCTTATCGAAGGCGATACCGATTTCGACGGGAGTATTACTTTTGATTTCAGCGGCGCCGATAATCCGGTCGTCACGATCTCGGGCTCTCGCCCGAATCTTCTGATCAACCGCTGGACCTGGCCGGTGACGGAGCGGCTCGGTTTCAATACCGAAATCCTGCAATCGCACAACCGGACCGAACAGCGGATCGCCAAGCGCCGGGGTGTTCCGAAGAGGGACGTGGCGACGCGGCTCTTTGTCGAGGATGAGGACGAATGCGCTCGGCTGGAGGCCGTCCTGCAGAAATGGCTCAAGAGACCCTGGATCGTCCCCTTGTGGTTCGAGGCCGAGAAGCACACCGGCAATCTGCCCGCCGCCAGCAGCTCGCTGGTGATCGATACGCGATACGCGGATTTTCGGGCCGGCAGTTACGCCTTCATCTGGGGATCGGCAAACAATTATGAGGCGGTCTGGCTTGACACGGTGGGCGATAGTTTATTGACCTTGCTGGAACCGACGTTGAACGCTTATGACGGTATCAAATGGATCATGCCGTTACGGACCGGCCGGGTGATCGAGGCCGGCAAGCTCCGCAGATACCACGGCGGCGCATTGATGGATATCGCCTGGCGGATAGAGGACGTCCAAACAGTGACGGGTTTCGTGGCCGATATGACTTACGACGGCTATACGGTATTGACGGAGCCGGCCGTTTTGCCGGGCGACGCCGGCGAGTTCTCGCACGATCCCGATATCGCGGTCCTCGACGCCGGGACGGGTCCCTTCGAGATCGTCAGCAACAGCGATTTCAATGAAGCGGTCCAATCGCACGGATGGCGGCCGCAAACTAAACAGGCCGCGTGGTGGTTGCGGCAGCTCCTTCACAATATCAAAGGGCGGCAGGCGGCATTTCTCGTGCCGACGTTCAAATATGATTTGGAGTTGACCCGGCCGGTCGGCCCGAGCGAAACGAATATCTATATCCGCAACGTCGGCGCCGCGGCGAATATGGGCCTGAATGATTTGCGAACGTACCTGGCCTTTAGGCCGGCCGGTGCTTCGGTCGTCCCGCGCAAAGTCACCGGCATCAGTGTGATCGATGCAGCCGAGGAATTGATCACGATCAATACGGCCCCCGGCGTGGCCTTCGAGCCCGGTGAAAGTTTGTGCTGGGTGGATCGTTGCCGCCTGGCTAATGATGAGATCGAGCTGACCTGGCACGGTGTGGGAAAGTGCGAAGCCGATACCCCATTAGTAAGGATAAGTTCATAGCAAAGAGTTCATAGTTCATCGACGAACTACCAACTACCAACTAAAAACTGACTTATGACTTTTGCTGAATCAGAAGCATCGTTAACCGAAGGCGAGCCGTACGAGCTGCACGAGTTCCGGCTCGGCGAGACGGCGACGTACTATCGCTACGCCGACACCCCGGCCGATGTCTCTTACGGCGGCCATATCTTCACTCATTGCTATATTACGGGCGGGCCCATCGAGACCGGCGTCAACGCGATCAAGAGCCGAACGATTGTCAAGTGCGACTGGGAGAATCCCTTCGCTTGGCAATATACCGTCTGCGCCCCCGATGAGATCGTCCATTACACGCGATACAAGGGCCACGGCGCGGACGTTCAGGCGATTTTCAAAGGCGACGTGCTCGACGTCGTGTTTCGCCAGGAGGACAGAAAAGGCAAGCGGTGGTGCGAGATCGTCATCGACCCCTCGACGGCGGCGATGCAGCGGATGGGCCTTGTCCAGCGGTACAGCCGCCAATGTCAGGTCGAGCTCTATAGCGATTTGTGCGGCGTGGGCCGCGATGATGAGGGTGTCAAGGTCAGCGGAACCTTGGACAGCGTCGCCGGCAATGTGCTCACTTCGACCACGTTCGGGACCGATATAGACGACGGCTGGTGGGTCGGCGGAGATATCCTCCTCAATATGCGCCGCCGCAAGATCATCGCCCACAGCGGCAATGACGTCACGATCTCGCCGAGCATCCCCGGTGTCGCGGCGGACCAGGCGTTCGACGTATGGCCCGGCTGCGATCACCTGACGGCCACCTGCGATACGAAATTCGATAACTTGGACAATTACCAGGGGCAGCCGAATATCCCGGATGAGAATCCGTTCAGCCCGTACGGAATATTGTAATTTAAGATCTGAGATTTGAGATTATTCTCTATGTGGGAATTAGTCTATTTTCTGTTGATCAACGTGATCCTGCCGGCGGCGATTGCCACGGGCATCGCTCTTCTGATGTATAAGGCGCCCAAGCGAGCCAAGCCGGCGGGCAAAGATGCGTTCCAGTTGCCGACAGCCGAGGAGGGCCGGCCGCTGCCGCTGCTGTCGGGGAAACGCCGGATCCTCAGTCCCAATGCGATTTCGCCCCTCCTCGAGCTCTACGCGCAGCATAGTGGATCGAGCACGCGGCCGAACACCTATTATTATCACGTGGGTCTTCAGTTGGGTCTGTGTCTCGCCAATATCGACGGCGTTCTTCAATTTTGGATGGCCGAGACGTGCTTATGGCCAACGCTCAACGATCCTTCCGTGGAGGCCGCCGACGGTCAGACGATTGCGAACGTCCAGGCGGTCAATTGCTGGGGCGGCTATAATCGCGAGGGCGGGGCCAAAGGGCACGTCCAGATTCAATACGGGGACGTCCTCCAAACCCTGAATGACTTCCTGGAATACAAACTCGGCAGCGATCAGCCCGCCTATCGCGGGATAACAACGTTGATTCTCGGCAGTATGACCAGCCAGACGGTACATGGGTTGTTCTATATCGGGACCATGCCTGTCATCAAGCCGATCTCGGTTCTCGCCAAGCGCACCGACAAGCACATCGATGGTTCGGAGATGTGGTACTTAGCCAAGGCCAACGTGGGCGATGATGATCTCAATGCGATTCATATTCTTTACGAGCGGCTCTTTTGCAAGGTCGGCGGCCTGGGCAAGGATATCTCTCTATTGGGTGACAGTTGGACCGCCGCCGCCGATACGTGCTACACCGAAGGTTACGGCCTCTCGAACGTCTGGGACTGGTCGCCGGATGATATCGAGAGTATGATCCACCAGGTCGAAGAGATCATCGACGGCAAGATCTATATCGACCCCGCCACCGGCAAATTCGAGATTGGCTTGGTGCGGGCCGATTACGATCCCGATGATCCATCAATCGAATCGTTCGGACCGGCCGATTTCTGGGTTGAAAATATGCCTACCAGCTCCCCAGGGACCGTTCCTAGTAAGATCATCGTTAAGTGGCACGACAAGGTCAATCTTCAGGAGCGGCCCGCGTTTGATGATGATATCGCGCTGCTGGCCCGCCAGGGCGGCAATCCCATCGTTTACGAGGTTGATTACTCCGCCTTTGTCTGCAACGGGCCATTGGCGACCAAGATCGCCTGCCGCAGTCAGCACATATTTAGTGCCATGCCGAAGCGATATACGCTTCACGCCTTGCGGACGATGAGTCACCTTCACGAGACCAGCATATTCAAAATGTTGTATCCGGCGCTCAACGTGACCAGCATGATCGTCCGCGTCATCAGTATCGACCGCGGCAGTTTGACCGAGGGTGACTGCATCATTGACGTGGCCGAGGATGTCTTCGGCCAGGCCCATACCGTCTATGCCTCGCCTTACGGCGCGCCGCCCTCGAGCGGGGCGACGCCGGCCGAAGAAGAATTGGAAGAGATCGGTCAGGATGAGCTTGTCATCGACCGGCTCAGCAGCGAGGTCGTGATCGACCGACTCAGCCTCGACCAGGTTTACAGACGCGCCACTGACCCACTTTCATAAGGAGAAATTATGTCAGCGATCCTACAGGAAACAAGTATCGGGCTTTTGGCCAGCGCCGTGGTTCATCTCAAGAACGCCGATCCCAAGACCACGGTCTATACCGTCCCGACGGGCAAGAAAGCGATTGTAGTTCTCGAGGTGATCCGCAATCCGACCGCCTCTCTGGCGGCCGGCACGGACTTTGATACTGGCGACGGCGCCAACGCCGATACCTGGAAGACCGCCATCGACTTGTCGGCCATGACGGCCGCGACCGATAGTAAGGTTATTTTTGATGATGGGGTGAAGAAAACCATCTATGACGCCGGCGACGAGTTCGGGATCAAGCCCATCACGGGGGCGACCGCCGACGCCGATGCGACGATGGATATCTTTGGTTTCGAATACGACGCCTAAGCGCCGACGTAAGTGATTTATGATTTATGATTTATGATTTTCGATTCGTGCGGATTCGTGTTTATTCGTGGCAAAAGATTCAACTAGGAGCAACAGCATGGAAGCATTGATCAGCATCGTACCGATTTTGGCCATAGGCGTCGGGCTTTTCTGGGCCGTTTACAAGCATGCATCAAACACGGACCGTCACCCGGCGAAAAAGGACCTCGTCTTCAAGGACGTCTGCGAGCCCAAGATGGAGCGGATCGAGGACTGCATGGAAGGCAGGCTGGAGGGGCTTGAGAAACTGATGAATCAGCGGTTCGACGGCCTGGAGCGGCTGGTCCGCAACGGCGGCAATGACCCCGGGAGGGTACGAACATAGGATCGCGTCAAAATAACGCACTGGCGGGCCGCTGGGACGCTGGAATCGGCCCATTAGAAGCCGATTCGTTGATAGTTAATAGTTGGTAGTTGATCGATGAACCATGAACCAAAAACCACTAACCGGCCTTCCTGCCCGGTTGACCGGGCAAAGGCCCTTCATGAGCGGGTCATGGCCACGTGGGCGAAATACCAGGCGTTATCGCTGGAATTATTGGGCTTAGAGGGCCGGGTGGCCGACTGCCGCAAGGAACTGACGGCCGTGGCCAAGGAGATCTACGGACTGTACCAAACAACGGACGCCCGGCTCGATGGCCGGCCGCCCGCCGAGGGTTGATATGTGCTATATTTGAAAGGAACAAAAATGAAGAGTTTGATTCTGATTGTGGCCTTGT